TTTACAAATTAGGCACTTTTGGACATCATAACTAGTGTCTCTTTCATGTCTAGGAAACTCGTCTTTACAAATATGTGGTGTACACTCTTCACAATTGTCGCAGAATCTTTCGTCAAAATACTCTTTTTTCATTATTATCCCACGAAGTGCTAAACCTCAAATTTTTCAAAGCGGTCCTTATGATACAACTTTTCAACCTCATCAATTCCAATTTCCCGAATTTTAGAGGCCAAAAACTGACAGTCACAAACATGGTCCGAAAATGTATGGTTCTTGGCGGCCCCACAAAAGTTCTTGCATTTGAAATTGCGGCAGGTTGGATCTAACATTGCTGGGATCTTGGTTTGGGCCACATTCTTGACATGGCGTTCCACTTCAGATTCTACGAAATCTAAGACCGTATCGTCAAATGTTACAGTGAAAAGACCACCATCTCGAATAAATAAGAGGTTGGCAATGACATTGCGGTCAGGGAAAAGTTTTCGAATAACATAGGTGTACATAGCCAATTGGAGATCTTTTCTGATCTTGGCCAGTGTTTTCTTTTCTCCAGTAATGAAGCAACTTCTCTGACCACTCTTATAGTCGTAAATCCAATAATCGCCCTCAATTTCCACAATCAGATCAATAAAACCCTTAATTCTGACATAGCCGTCTTCAATTTCGGCCCATTTTTCCGTAATAGGAATGTCAAAGGGAAATTCAACGGCCACCACATTATATTCGCGTAGATCAAACGACTCAAGTAACATCCACACAAAGTTCACATATTTCTTAACATCGGCGGGCTTCATATCAAATTTAGAGAGGTAGGCATCTCTGGCCCTATCAATTAGTCGGGCAACTAGTTCTTCGCCCATTCTGACGGTTTTATAGGGCAGTGTCTTTTGATCAATGTAAACTGATTTATTGGTGCGGCTCTTATTGATTTCATCGACCTCATCATCAGATAAGGTGCGTTTGGCCCAGAATTCCTCCTCAGTATAGGTTAATTCGCCCATTTCTTCATGGGTTATTTTGCCAGTTTTCCCTTCTTGAATATCTTTTTTCATGAGGGCTAGGGCTTCCATAACACCATGAACGGCTGAACCAATGACGGTTGCGAGTCCGGCTTCACTTCTATAGCCCAAGTTGTATCCATAGAAATACTGCATCGGGCATAATTCAAAGTTTTCAATCGAGCTTTTGGAGACGGTGGGACGTATTTTCATTGTGTTTTTTCTAGAATGATCCTAATAACATTGTGTTCTTATTGCCGCACATACATAAATGGTTATCATTGTAAGGAAATCGCCCATCGAGATTTTTGTGAATATTCATTAGATCTTGATATTCCGATTCTGGCACGAAGTGTACAGTTTTGCCATACAATTTCCAGTCATCTCCAGGTGGGTAAGAATATTCTGTTGGAGTGGCGATTGTTTCGAACAGAGTAAATCCTTCATTGTTCGAAGGAATAACAAAAATTTCTGGGGAAATAGCGTTTTTTATACAATGGTCTATCATCAAACGTGCAAGTCTTAGTGTGAAAATTCCTCTTTCATCTTCTGAATCGTACACTAGAATATTTCTATGGATGGCGTCCAAAAGAATTGTTTTTAAATCAAGCATTTTCCAAAAATCCTTTTACAAACTCCATAGCCGCCTCATTCTTCTCCCACAGGGTCATTTCCTTATTATCAATCACAAGGTCGGCCTCAATATCATTAAATGAGGACTCAGCCAGTCCAAGTGGTTCTCCACGAGTTAGCTTAATGACCTGACCACCCAACTTATGAATGGCCGCCGCCTCAAATTCTTGTCTCACATCATCAATAATGGCAATTTCTGGCTGATCTCTTTGGATTTGTCTTACCAAACTATCAATAAAACAGGTGTTGATGAGTCCCCTACAAATACCAGAGCCAAAATAGACCAAAACCTCACGAGCCGTTAGAAACTCGGGACCATCAGGAACCTGACAGTATTGGGCCATTTTCTGCCTCGATACATTAGTCTGGCTGTCCTTCTCAAAATAACATTGGTTGTGAGTTAGCCCAAATAATGAGATACAGGTATCCTTTAGGGGCTTGGCCAGTGAGTAGACCTTAATATGGGGCCAAACAAATTCTTCAAGCCATCTGGACTTTTCCTTATCCTCATAGATATTGCGGTGATCAAAGGGCCTCATTTCTTGCCCCTTATAATTGCCCGCCTCATCCACAACATCCCCTAAAACCTCAAGAGTTTCCCCATTATGGAACTGATCTATCATCTCCATGAGACAAAGTTGCGAACCTATAACGAAGTCTGCCAGTGTGCTTTTACCGGCCCTAGAAGTTCCTGCAATTCCTAGAATTTTCATATGTATTCCTGTAAAATTTTATTCCAGTCGCCCTGACTCATTTCGTCCGGGTCTGACTTTAAATCAAGATTAACAATTTTGAACCGGTCTGAATAACGACCCACTATTTTTTTGGTGGCCTTTATACCGGCCTCGTCGTTATCAAACCCCATGAGTATAGTCTCAACTCCGAGCCCTGTCAATAACTTGGATTGTTTGGCCGTTAATTTTGTGCCAAAAGGACATAGTGCTATGGTGATTCCATATTGGTAGAGTTTGACTAGGTCGCCCGGCCCCTCAACCAGAATCACCGTTTTAGAAGACTTAACTGACTCGGCATTTTTATCAATCCCATAAAAAGTGGCTGATGTAACTAGGCCCTTAGAATGAATCCACTTATTAATATAGGGCTTATCTGAATGAGAACGGCCACTACAACCAATATAGTCACCATTTATATCGAACACTGGGACTACAGCCCTGTTACGCATTCGTTTATCAGAGAAACAATCCCCAATACAGAATTCTTCCAAAACCTGGGCTGAAAACCCCCTATTTAGATAATAGCCTGATGGGACAACTAGTCGCCTCTTTATTTCTTCCTTACTGATATGTCGTACAACATTTTCGCGGCTATCAAACTCTTCAAACTCAGGAAGGTCCAGTACATCCACATTGACCAGCCCATTTACCAAATCTTCTATTTCTTGATTGGATTTACCGGTCAGGGCTTTTAACATTCCAAATAGTCCAGATTCATGATCCTCATGACAGTGATTTGACCAACAGGCCCATTGATTATTTCGTGGTTTGATGCAAAATGAGCTAGGGTTTTTACCTTTGTGAAGTGGGCATCTACACCTAAGCTCATCACCCTGACAGTAAAATTTGATTCCTAGAGAGTTGAGAATACGATGTATTTCAATCGCTATCTTCTTCTCCGTCATTTTCCTGTTCATGTTTTTCTCGAATATATTGAGAGCGTGTTCCAACTTCTTGGATTAGGGAATACTGGCCAAATTTTTGAGTATAAATACAGTCCCCATCATTTAGGCCGGGCCCAAATCTTGTCTTAACCGGAATGAGCTTAGAATTGCCCCATTTCTCTCCACACTCCTGAATTTCTTCAGATTCTTTGTTTTTAAAGAGTATCACGTTAGAGGCCAACCAATTTAGGCGGTCAGACTGGCTTATTGCAGACATGTCTTCAATAGTTATACCTTGTCTATTCAGTTGAACAAATGTCAGTGCTGTTGCCCCATATTTCTGGCAGAAGTCTGTGAGATTTGTTATTTGGTAGCCCAACGCTTCGTGCTCTGACATACTTTTTAGTTGTTGGCTGTCAGTTAGCTTAAAATAGTCATAAACAATAAGGCAATCATCAGTTTTCCCATTGGTTACTCCTACATGCATTAATAACCATCGTCTACAAATAGATAGAACTTCCTCAAACTGAAGCCCTGCAATATTCTTATAGTAGATGGGCAAATTTCTTAATTGCTCCGCCGTTTCAGACATCTTAAGCCTAAGTTCCTTACTGGCCGCAAAAGTACCCTTTCCAATTGAGTCCAGTGTTATCTTAGAGTGGGCCGCCAAATAGCGTTGAATATTGTCCTCTCTTGACATTTCCGTGTCTAGGACTAGAACTGGCACACCATTTTTTGAGTTGAACTTGGCCATATTGGCACCCAGCATGGACTTTCCAACCCCACTTCTGGCCCCAAATAGTGAAACTGTGCCCCTTCTCATTCCTCCGCCCATTGCATCGTCCAAAGTTGGAAATGAGGTGGATAGACCAACTATATCACAAGGGTTTTCTTCCAAGTCCTTGACATATTTATCCACATCCTTAAACAATGGAACTACACCCTCATCATCGCCCAAACAGTTAGAATAGGCCAATATTGGGTCTTCTAGTGTGGCCAGAATCTTTGAGAGGGACTCTTCGCCTGTTAGTTTTTCAAGTTCTAGGAAGGCCGTTTTTGTGGCATTTTTGGCCCCATTAATTATTTCAAGCCGCCTAATCTTCTTGGCCAAATTTCTGACCGAGTCAAATTCCACATGAATATTAAAGACGTTTTGAATGGTCTGGGCGTCTAAAATATGGGCCACCTTCATGCTCGATGTTTTTGAGATGAGAGTGGCCGCATCAATCTTATCCTGAGTTTCTAGGATTTTGGTCGAAATATCAAATAACGTTCTTGATTTTAGGTCAGTAAATGAGGTGGGCGTAACAATATCTCTGACCTCTGCCATTCCAGAATTACCAAACTTTAGGATTCCGGCAATGACTGAAAATTCCGCATTCACATCTTTCATCTGTTACCCTATACATTTGTCGCACCTAAATTTTGAGCCCGTATTTTTTCCGGCCACCAAGATAGAACGAACCTTTTTGGTTTCTCCACAAACTGAGCATCTGGCCTCAACTTCATCAGAGGGCCTAACCACACGATTAGCATTCATCTTTCGGAGTGTGGCCTCCTCTTCTCGGGTCATTGGAACTGGATCGTCGCCAAAGTCCTCAAACAGATTCTTAACGAATTTGGGCTTATTAGTGCGTTCAATGTTGTCTTCATGAAGGATGAAGCCCTTTTTATCTTGTTTTGGGGCCTTACTAGTGGTTTTCTTGGCCGCCTTCTTTGTGGGGCGTTTTTGCGGACCAACCGGAATAACTGGGGAAATTGGGCTAATGGTTTCTCCGGTCATATTTTCATAGGCCGCCCTAACAACATCCCAGTCCTGATTAATAATCCCACTTTTAAGATCTTTGAGACTCATTTTTAACCTTTCCAAGAGCTTCCAGAATTCGGATAAAGTCTCTTACCGCATAATACTGCTGGTTGAGAATGGTTTTTTGGGCCTTGACCTCTCCAATTTTCTTGGCTAGATAAATGGCCTTATCATTATCCGCCTCCATCTGAACACAGCGATTTTCAAACTTTTCAAAGTCGCCGCCATAGGTCTTGGCATATTTACCCTGAAGAATTCTCATATTGCGGTCAAACCAGTCAAGACGATTATTAAGATCCGCCACCAGATTTCCTAAATAGGACTCATACTTCTTGAGATCATAGGCGTTTTGAAGACATTTCTGGGCGTCCCAGCCATATCTTTCCTTTTGAGTGGCCCTGAGAACAGACTCAACTTCTGGATCAAACTCAAACTTAATGACATTCAAATCCTTCTCAATTCTGGCCATGTACTCACTGATTGTTTCTACAGTGCTTCCTTTATTCTCTTCTTCCATTCTTTATCGTCCTCATTGTAAGGTAATTCAATTAACTGAAATCCGTTGAGTTCACACCACTCTCTCTTGACATTATCCCTATTCTGGCCCTTAACCAGATCGAGTTTGTCTTTATGAAAGCGGCTAGAAAACTCATAATGTTGTATTCCGTGCGTTTCCACACAGATCTTTGGTCTTAAACATAAAAAATCGGCATACAAAGTATTATTGTCGTCCGTAGAAGATCCGGGCAACGTAACTTCCTCATAAAACGTATAAAATGGATATAATTTGGCGAGAAGGTTACGAGCCCTAAGATGTAAACTAGACGGATTTTTGGATTTTTTGCGGTCTACTTTGATTTGCCGCTCTTTTCCATCAAATCCTTTAGCCTTCATCTTCTTCCTTTTTCTTCTTTTTGGCCTTTTTTGGCTCATCATCAAAGGAAACTTGGTTGGCCGCCTCAAATTCCTCTTTGTTTTTACAAACACTTGATAGTTGATCTGGATCAAGGCACATGTCTTTGATTGTATTCCAGAGCAAGGTGTATTGTTCTGGATTTTCCTCAAGATATTTATAGACCCGGTCCTCTCCTTGTACTGACTCTCCATTAACTTGATACCATGCCCCAGACTTCTTAATGAGCCCTAAATCTGTGGCCATGACTAAAACCTCACGAATATTATCACAGCCATAGCCAAATCTAATATATGACTTGATGGGGTGGGTTGGGACGGCTCCAATTGGCACATTTTCAACATCCCATTCGAGAATGTTGCCAACCCTCTTGAGCTTTTCTCCAGCCCCCTCTTCATAGTCCTTTCGAGACTTTACAATCATGGAGGTATCGTTTTGGAATTGTACGGCGTTTCCACCACTCACTAACTTTTTAGCCCCATAACCAGAAATATTATCATAGGTCTGAGCAATACAAATTAAGGTGGAATTCATGGCAGGAACAATGCCAGAAATCCTTGATATAAAGTCTGAGAGTAATTTACTAGTTGGAGATCTTTTAGTTCCTGAAACCTCATCATCCCTGGCCGCCCTAGTATAAAGTCTGGAAATTGAGTCCATGACAATTACTATGTTGGGCACTGTCTCAATGAGTTTTTCAGTTTCGGCAAGAAAATCTTCGGCACTATAAATCTTTTCTCGTGTGGTTTTAACAATCAGAATCTTTGATCTATCAATTCCCTTAACGGCAGAGAAGATACGATCTCCTCCTCGCCCCTCAATATCAATATAGGCACAGGGAAAATCATATAGGTCAATGGCGTTTTTCATGGCTTGGAAGGCTGTTGTACTCTTGCCAGTTTTATAACTTCCGGCAAAAATACTGACTGTTCCAGTTAAAAGCCCACCATTTAGGGCAATATCAACGGCTGGAGAAATTGGAATAATCGCCCGTTTAGAGTTAGAAATCTCATCAGCCGTAATAAATCCATTGCCCAGAGTTTTGGCAAGTTGTTCCCTATAATCAAGAATACTCACAAATCAACCTCTTCAATTTTGGTTTTGCGTCTGACCCCAGTGACCTCTTTGGCCACCACTTCTACTTCTTGTTTTGGGGCCACAAAATCTTTTTCTTTTTGCTTTTTGGCCTCTTTTTTGGCCAGTTTATCATAGATTAGTTCACTGAGTTGTTTGGCCCGCAGAGAAGTTAGCCATGTTAATTCACCAATGGCCTCAACAATACAGTCGATATTTTCCTCTTTGAAAGAATTTACCAGTCTTTGTGCGGCCTGAATTTGCCCGCCGTACCAGATTTTCCAGACCGGATCTCTCCAAAAGCCCATTGTTAGAAGAATTCCGTCTCTCTTGGCCTGTCTTACGGCCACAAGTTCAACTAAATAGTGTGCCGCCCCTGCTTTTTCTGAATGAAATCTAAGTGGGTACATTTTGAGACCCCGGAATGAGAAGATCGTATTTCTGGTCCGATTCGTAGAATCTATCATCTAAACTCCTGTCAAATTCCTCTTGAACGGTCAATTCTGGAATTAACCAGCTTTTGCACTTAATAACGTCTCCATGAAGGGTGCCCACAATAAAGTGGTTATAAGTGCGTTTATCAGTTGGCGTCCCGAGACTTGAACGAATAAAATAGTAGCCTGAGGCCGGTCCTATCGTCTCTGTATGAGATCTAAACCTGAGCCACATATTGTCAATTGTATTTCCTGTGGCCCGACAAAAAGAGGCCAGACGCAACCATGCTGGGCCTGACCTCTCATCATCCAAAAATATGTTTAGACCATTGCTCAATTTGACCTGCCAGACCGTTTTATCTTCGTTTTCGCCCCAGGAATTGTCAGTTGCTAGGTTGTCTGGCTTTAACATTTAGTTATCCTGAAAAATCTTAGTAACCCAGGGCGGCTGTTTATTAATGCGGCTCTTATTGTGTGAGTCGTCCAATTCAGAGTGTCCCTGAGTCATAACAGTGGCCGTGCCCTTCTTTGCAAGAATTGGAGAATTGGCCTTAGTTGTAGTAACACCTGAAGAACTAAGATACTTTTCGCGGTAAGAGGTTACAGTTTCAAGACTTGGAACTTTGTCGCCGCCATAACACTGAATGAACTTATTAACGATCTGTTGTGGGGTCATGCTGGAGTTACGCTCAATCCACATCTTGTCAATGTCATTAAGCGTGCTCTTATATTTGACTTCTTTAGCCATTAAAAATCCTCGAAATTTGTCTATATTTACGTTCCTCTCTGCCAACCAGAAAGGATAGATAGCCCTCAAAAACCTCTTTGGAGACTGAGCGGAACTTTTTGTCCTCGCCTCTCCTTAATCTTTTATGTTCAGTGGGATGATAGATATTTTGGCCTGCATATAGAATTTTGTAAACATCACCATCTTTTGAACTTGTGTGGACGGCACAGACCTCGCCGGGTCCAACCTGTCCAGATTCATTATACTCTGTTTTATCGTGCATTAAGCGTTCCTAGCATGTTCAATTCCTTCTTCGAGCCCAATTTTTAGCCGCTCAAATTTAGGAAGTCTGATAATAAAGTCTTCTTCAATCGTCACATTGTCAACCAGCCGATTTATGATAAGTTCTGGATGCCTATCCATCTCAAGAGTTAGTGAGAGATATGTGACGTTTTCAGGAAGATCAAGAATTTGTTTTAGGGCCTCAAAGAGGCGTTTATTCGTTTCGTTCAATTATTCTAACCCCTTTTTCCTCGTGGATTTTTCCGGCCCGTTCCACTCTGAGTTCATCATGTTTAATGAGCCAAGAGAGTCCTCCACATTTACAGCGAATTTTAGTCTTAGTTTCGCCCTCAGTTCCACAGACTTCCATGATGTTCATGTCGCACTCTGAACAAACGGCGAATTTTTCGAAGTAGTTAGGCATCTAAGATCCGTTTGATTTTTTCTATGGAAATGTCAGTTGGGAGATTCTTGTCAAGGACTTCCATTATTTGGTCTAATCTCATATAAGCCACTCTCGGCGTCGCCAAATAGTCTGGATATAGACAGTTTAGGCCATCTTTACATCTGGTGGGTTTACAACACCACTCCTCGCCACAGGCTCCACAATCTTCACAGTAAGGACTTGGAAAATCGTCTTCCGTCATGTCTCGCCAGTCATTATATATTTAAGCCGTTTATCCGGATTGGATAGAACCTCTCGCCTAACCTCATCCTTCATGTCATACTGCTTGGCCCCACGTTTTTCCATGTCAAGTTTGTGGGCGGCCAAACGGGAGGAATCTGCATATTCTTGGTCTTTGGCCTCCTTCTCCCACTTGGAAAAAGAGTCACGTTTTGCCAAGGCAAAATCTCCAACTTTTTTATAGTCGTACAATTCCTTTTTAACGTATCCATAAGCCGCCGTGTTATCACACTCACATAAATCTTTTTTGCAAAACATACAGATATCATCAATCTCGACCTCTCTGGACCGGTCTATCTCAACCGGATTAAACTTGAGATCGTGGATATCTATACTTTCGCCCTTTTTAAGTTGTTGGGCGGTTTTCTTAATCCTCTTTGACATAAGCTCCATACTCCGAATTATTCGCCATATGTTCTGTGGCAATATCATCTAGATAATTTTGTTGCTCATCCTCACTCATTTCGTTCCAATCGTCCGGAAGATCGTACTCTTCTTGGCATTTTGAACCAGCTAGATTGGTCATAACATATGCTATAATTTTTGGCATTTTAATCCTTAGAACGGAATATCCTCATCTGGAGGTAAATCTGAACTTGGTTGTGGTTCTGGCCTCGTTACCTTAGTTTGACACGGCCACTTCAAAAGCTCAATCTTTGCCCCTTGTCTAATCTTCCAATTCACATCCTTCTCAATATACTGATTGTTTGTATCATCCCCCAAAAGGAGAACGGCATCAATGTTGTTTAACATCAATTCTCGCCGATACATTGGGGCACGCTTATTATACTCCTTGCCAAATTTATTGGTGGCCACAACTGCCCCAGGAGCATCAATCGAGCCCCAATCAATTCCATAGCGTTTTACAACCAATTTTTTCTTCTGACACGCCTCTTCAAGAGGTAATTCTGAGGGCAGGTGAATTTCCGTTGGAGAAATCTTTAACCCCTCAATGGCTCCATCAAACTTCTCATGCTGTCCAAAAACTGCAAGCTTCATTTTTTTCCTTTTAAATTTTGTTCAATTATACTAAAGTCCCATCCTTTTTAGGATGTATTTTGTCGCCACATAAAGGCCAGAAATCCCTCCCACAAACAATTGTAGGAGTAGAGAACCGGCCCCAGGATCGAAATAACTAAGAATCATGTGGTTCCATCTTTGTTAAGACATCTAATAACCACTCTGCCTCAGCCAAACTATAACAACAAAACCACTTAGATTCCGCATCATATTTTCCGGGCTCTGAATCTGTGACAGACCAGCTTTCCTCATATTCATAGGTGATGTTGTCTAAATACTTTTTGCTATATTGGATACGCCAGGGCATTATTTCCTCATGTGAGAATGTTCTTTGCGTTTGTTTCGAAAATATGGCGTGGTCGCCCAGAATTATCGGTCAGGATCATCTGTTTGTCAATTCCCAAATGCGAACCAATTGTCCAAGCCAGATCAGTTGGTAAAAATGGAGAATCTTGAACAGCAAGGCCAGTTTTATCAGTTGACCCTATCTTTCTTCCATGTTTTCCAGCTCCACCAAACAAAATAGTTCCAGCAGTTGGCTGGTGATCCCTGCCCCCTGTTTGATTTTTCTTGGTGCGACTGAACTCAGATGTGACAACAACCAGAGTATTTAAACCCCTATCAATTACATCAGAAATTAAAACGGTCAAATATTTATCTAGTTCCGGGCCTTTATTTGCAAAGCCATTAGAAATATCTGTGTGCATATCCCAACCATTGTTTACAAGCGTTACAAATTTCGCACCGCCCTCAACAAGTCGTCTAGCTAAGAGGCAGTCTGTTCCAAATCTTGATTTGCCACCACCATATTCTTGGTATGACTTTTCTGGCTCATTTTTTAGATCAAAAGCCTTTGATGCAGCACCTCTTACAATATTGACGGCCTGATCTTTAACCTGACTCCATTCTTGGCCCAAAGAACTGATTTTGCCCTTGTCTACCTCTTTCATTAGACCAATACGTCTATCAAATCGAGATTGTTCAGTTCTTGGATACAAATTGGCAACACCCTCTTTATCCGCGTCATACCCCATATATTTTGCACCCATATAAGCAGCGTCATCACCAAATATTGGGTTTATTTTCACATATGTGGGCATTCCATTTGTGTGATTCGTTCCAAATTTTACAGAGGTTAGACTACCATAAGATGGGGCCTGTGGAGATTGATTTGGAATAGTAAAATGTGATGTCATGACCCATGCAGTCGCACTTTCATGATTTCCGTCGCGGTGGTGAAATGATGGGACAACACTTATTTTGTCTGATATTTTTGCTAGTTCTACAAAATCACCGCCAAGATGATATCCAGACTTTGTAAATATGTCTCCACGACTTGACTTGTATTCTGACAAAGAATCGGGCAATGGATTAATAAACTCCTGTGCCGCAATTCCACCTCCAAGCCAAACAAATATAACAGAGGCTTCTCCCTTTCCGTCAAAACTAAACGTCATATTGTTGAGCGATAGGGTTAAACCCGCACTCAGTCCAAGAAAATCTCTTCTATTCATGATCTTACCTTTGATAGAGACGAATTGACGAATTATTTCCCCAATAAGGCTGATTTCCTTCATACGGTCTAAGTTGTGGCCTGAATCCACGCCCGTCATGAGAATCCACATTCTGCCATGTCAGTGGAACTTCTCTATAGTAGTTCAGTCCATTGATATTACCAACATTTCTGTAGTGGTGCCCAATTTCAAGTTCATAGGAGTTTAGCGTGCCTGGAGGATTTGGGGCTAAAAGTTGTCTGGTCCAGGGATGAAGTGGGTGGCCAGGATTCACTATGATATAGCCCGGATAACAAGGCTGACATGGATAAATAGGCTGATAAATTGGGTAGGGGCGTGAAATTGGAATAAATTCCTGGGCGAAGCAACTGGCCCCAAATAAGGCCGCAATAATAAAGAGAACTGTTTTCATTTAGAGAACCCTCAAAATCTTTCCGACAATATCATGGCGGCAAATATCGTCTTCTGTGAATTGAACTAGACCCACACCATCAATTGACTGGAGTTTTTGGGCCACTGTGAGAACATCTGAGCGTTTTAGGTCGGTTTGTTTCTCATCCCCAATGATGATGGCCTTTGAATCTGCATTAAGCCTAGTTAAAAGCATTTTTAGTTGTTCATAAGTTGCATTTTGAGACTCATCCAAAATTACATAACCGGAATAAGACATCCCACGCATATATTCCAATGGCTCAAAACTAATAACCCCAAGTGCCTTGTATGACTCGTAAACACCCTTTGTCAAGAAGTGTGAAAAATATTGATCAAATATACGAGACCAAGGAATAAGTTTTTCGCTTAGATCGCCTTTTAAGAAGCCGAGGCCACGGCCTGCCTCAACAAATGGTCTTGTGACAACTATTCTTGATATTTTTCCGGCCAATAGATGTTCACAGGCTATTCCTATAGTCACGATGGTCTTGCCCGTTCCAGCCGCCCCCAATCCAAATGTCACATCATTCTCACAAATCGACCTAATAAATAGCTTTTGATTCTCCGTTTTAGCAGAAATTTTGTGTTGAACTTCACGTTGTGGTTCTTGATCTACTGTCTTTTTAACGGCTCGTTTTTTCATGGGTTAAACTCTTTAAAGTTGGAAGAGTAGTTTAGCGGCAAGATTTGTCTAAGTCGTTTCCTGTGATAATCAAACCATTCGGCATGATGATCTTTAAATTGTTTCTTGTCCGCATTGATAAAATAGATTAGGTGTTCTACCATATTCAACAGTTCATGGCATGACTTGGCATAAACATTGCCTGAATCGCACCTTGAGTCTATTTCAAACTGCCTGTCTATTTCTGGAAAATGACTATCGTCCTGAGCTTCCAAATCCCTTGTTTCCACGCTCTGTTTCCTCTAATTCGCTGACCTCTTTGATGGTTGGATTAAGTACGGGCATGAACAGAATCTGGGCAATTTTGTCGCCGCGTTTAATTTCATAGGTTACGTCGGTTAGATTAATTAGACAAACTGTGACATCTCCTAAGTATCCAGAATCTACGACTCCGCCCATCACCTTAATTCCTTTGGCCCCCATTGAGGAGCGGTCACAGATTAGACCTACAGTGTTTGGGCAAAATGTTGGAATATCTTCGTAACAATCTCCGCAAATATATCGTTCGTGATTAGAAAAAAGCCTATCTGAAAGTTTTAGTGCAATTCCAGTTGGAATCTTTGTTGGGGTTGCTCTTGGTAGAGATATATCAACCGGCGAATAAAGATCATACCCCGCATCTGAATCATGTGCCTTAGTTGGAATAAAGGCGTCATCATTTAGTTTTTTTACTAGCAATTTCATCGTTTTTCCTTAGAAAGTTCCTTGTCGCATTAAACAAATTGTGTTATAGGCCACTGTGTCTGTCATCCAATCTTCTTTGGGGAAGACCGGCATTTTCTGTTCATCCGTAATCCCAATAATTTCCAGATCTAACTCCTGAATTGATTCGTCAACCGCCTTTTTTACTTGTGGAAACACCTCACAATAGTCATGAACAAATATGAAAGGTGCCTGACAACTCCTAATCTCGGTCTTCAGATGAACATATTCATGAGTATCGTCCAGATAAATATAGTCAAGAGGCGGTGCATTGTCAAGGAAATCCAAAACATTTCTGATATGAATTTCGACATTTCGTGATTTAATTTGGGCCGAAAATCTCTGAAAGACCTGTAAAAGACTTGCCTCTGGATATTGCCAGATGGTTTGGCCTTTCACAAAGTCTGACATTTTGTATTGCCAGTTATCCACAAGATAGAGTTTACTCGGGGAGGTCTGTAGAAGAATGTTTGAGAACATGCCAGTTAAAACGCCAAGTTCGGCGATTCTAGAGCCCGGCTTAATTATGTCTAAGACCATTTCGTGACGATTAGGGTACGTTTTCATAGAGTTTTGTGTCCTCTTTTCCTATTTGCTCGATCATATAACGGGCCCACTCATATTGAGAATAGTCTCTTTTGGGCGGATTAAACTCTGGGGCTGGAATATCAACGGGCGGCTTGTTTAAGTCTTCATAACGCCAAATAACATCTGGTTTGATTTTAGCTTCGTCCAGTGCCTCTTGAATTGTTTGGCGGTAAAAAATTGGAAATCCTGAAGAATCCTTTAAGACCGCCTCTTTAACAAAAAACTCAAAACTAACTGGCTCATAAGACCTTGTGTGTTGGCCCCACCAATTATAGTGCTCAAAAAGTCCAACATATCGTTCAAATGGCCGCCTAACAACTAAAACCTTTTTAAAATGGTCATAAGCATTGTGCGGCCTCATATAGTGATGACTAACAACGTCCTCAGAATTGGGGCCCACTAAGAAGTAAGCCCCTTGAGAACAATAGAAACGATGAAGAAATCCTGAGGCTGTATGAGGAGGAGTTAGGATCAGGATTTGTTTATCTGGGAAGACTATCATTTCCAAACCTCATCCCACGACCCACTTAGGGCCCCCTTTGCATAATCCGTAACTCTATTTTCGAAAAAATTAGTGTGAATTGGAGCATTAATCATTTCTTCTACCCAGGGTAGTGGATTTTTCTTAACCTTAAAAATCCCTCTGAGTCCCAAACCAATTAGACGCCTATCAGCAATGTATCTAATATACTTTTTAACCTCGTCTGATGTTAAATTCTCTATTTCGCCAAATCCAAACGATAAATCAATGAACTTATCTTCAAGCTCTACCATTTTTTCAGCCATTGTGTAGATTCTACTTTTTAGTTCGTCGTCCCAGATTTCTTTATTTTCGTTGATATACGTCCTAAAAAGATGGATCATTCCCTCACAATGTTGAGACTCGTCAATTTGGCTCCATGAAACAATCTGCCCCATACCCTTCATTTTACCATGCCTTGGGAAGTTCAAGAGCATAATAAATGATGAAAATAACTGCATCCCCTCTGTAAACCCAGAAAATGTCGCAATTTGTGTGGCTATATCAGACTTTTCTTTCCCAGAATTAGAAATTTCTGTAACATACTCGTGCTTTTCTCTCATTTCGGCATAAGACAAAAACTCATTATATGTTGACTCAGGCATTCCTAATGTTTCGATAAGATGCGAATATGCGGCAATGTGTAAAGCTTCTCTTGCCGCGAATCCCAATAGCATCATTCTAACTTCTGGCTGTGGGAAAAATGGAAGGTAGTTATTAACATACCCACTAGCCACATCTATATCGCCCTGAGTGAAAAATCTAAATATGTTTGTAAGAAAATACTTTTCCTTGTCAGATAGTCTTTTTTGCCAATCCTTTAGATCGTCAACCATTGGGACTTCTGTGTGCATCCAGTGACTTTGTTCGTGTTTCAGCCAAGCATCATATGCCCAAGGATATGAAAACGGTTTGAAATATGGACGTTCATCGGTCAATTTAATTTTCTTCTTCATTTTATCCTTCACACATTAAACAGTCTGTATTTCCTAGAAGTTTTCTCTCAATTTGTTCTGATATTCTATCTGACTTTGCTATTTTTTCGGAGCGGCAATAATAAAGTGTTTTTAAACCACGTTTCCAGGCCATGAAGTGACATTGGTGCAGGTATTTGATTTGTACATTTGGTAGAAAAAACAGGTTGAGTGACTGTGCTTGATCTATAAATTCCTGTCTATCAGCAGCATGTTCTATCACCCATCTTTGATCTATCTCAATTGCTGTTTTAAATACTTCTTTTGTTTTGTCGTCTAGATCTAAATGCTGAATAGATCCATCATTAGCTATTATACTTGACCATATTTCCTGCGAGTCTTTGAATTTTTCTGAAATTATTTTATCCAAAAACTTATTTTTATTAAGAAACGCACCAGAAATAGTGTCCTGTCTATAAGCATTGGCTCTCATTGGTTCTATTGATGGACTTGTATTCCCCATTATAATGGATGATGAGGCGTTTGGTGCAATGGCCATAACATGTGCAAATCTTCTGTTTATATATTTATTTTCACATCCATCGTTATAATCTGGACAAGATCCTCGCTCGTTACCAAGTCTTTCATTGGCGTCATTCAGTTTTGTTCTGATATGTTTGAATATTTCTTTATTAAGAATTTTCGCTGATAATCCTTCAAATGGAATCATTTTCTTCTGCAAATATGAATGAAACCCAAGTGCTCCTATACCGATACTTCTTTCTCTTGCGGCAGAAAATTTGGCACGGTGTATTGGTTCTGGTGCATTCTCTATAAAATATGTCAATACATTGTCTAACATTTCCGCTACGTCAGAGATAAACAGTTCATTATTTTTCCAATCATCATAATATTCGATGTTTAAACTGGATAAACAGCAAACCGCTGTTCTGTCTTTAGATGTAGGGAGTATAATCTCACTATTTCCAGTAATAATTCCATTAAACATAACTCGTCCACGAAGTTTTTCTTTTAGACAATATGTTTTATGAATACCATCAATTATAGAAACCGATTTAACTTTAATAAAATGTGTCGCGTCTCTATTTCCTCCAGAGTTTGTAAATTTAAGTCTTTCACAATTCAGCCCCAGAGTTAGAAGTTTTTCGACCTGTTTACCAGCTATAACTAATCTATAAACCGCTTGACAATCATATTTCTTTAATCCGCCATTTCCATCTGGAAGATCATACTTTCCTGATTTTCTGACAAGATTTATTTTTGACGATACACCAATTTCATCTAACATTAGCGATAAATCAATCAAAAACTTATTATCTACAGATGAGATTTGTATGCTATGTGATTTATCACAAGAAGTGACCGTTCCATCGGCATCTAGAAGACCAGATAACCATGATAATCTAGATAGTAGAGAATAACTAGCACATGGAACCCAACACTTTTCTTTCATTGGGCCGTGATGCCAAGTTCTTTTTACTTTATCATCTCCATTGGATATTCTTCCCGAAAGTCTATTTATACAACAGAATTTTGGCCAATAAATCCATGAGTGACATAGATTAGTGTTTCCGTCACCAGAATAAAATCCTTGAGAATATAGATCAATAAACTCAGACTTACTGTCAATTGTTGGAAGACTCCACTTTTCTAACTTCATTCCAGGCTTTAGATCTTCTGCAAATATACAACTTATATCATTTTTATTATATGAGTTTTGAATATAGAATTTATGATTGTGTGTGCATAATAAACTATTTCCGTTAGTAGTTTCTATTTTGTAGATTCTATCTGAGTCGCCTGTGTAAACAACTGTGCTGTCAGTAAATTGTTTTCCGTTCCATACGTTTACATCTAGACCATCTAATTTTTCAATTTCCTGATAACCCTGGTCAGTTAATACTTTTGTATCGCCTGTTACACAACAAAGATTTGACTGTTTTATACTTAAATTTAGCCGTTTTTGAAAGTCTGGCATTTTATTATTCGATGTATCTATGAAGTGGATATATGGCTCCCCAGTCATCATTCTGGTTTCAAGAATTCTTCTCCATAGATCTTTCGCAGAGACCGTTTCCTTAATTTCATTAGAATGAGGGTCTTTTAAGTGCCATGAGTCGTCATAGTTTGGGTCTTCCATGCACTTTTCTATAATCTGCATAAAATCATCGGTTATATTTATGCCATGATGTAGATTTGGTGCCCGTAAATTTGGATCTCCAGTTGGCTTTCTTAGTTCAATAAACATTAGAATGTCTGGATGAGATATATCTAAATAAGCGGCATAAGATCCTCTCCTTGTGCGTCCTTGTCGATAGGCTAATGATGATGCGTCATATGTTTTTAAATGTGGCAATACACCAGTGGACTTATCATCTGCGGATCTGATACCAATTCCTATACCAACACCACCTCCAAGCATTGATAACCAATTAACCTCAGACAAACATTCTACTAGACCAATTGAGCTATCATGTAAATACGGCAAAAAGCAAGAAATCGGTAGACCGTTTTTATTTCTACCAAATGACAATATTGGCGTAGAATATGATAACCAGTGCTTACTTGAATATTCGTATAATCTTTGTGCGTGTTCCTTATTTGACCCAAACTTACTTGATACAAAAGCAAATCTTTCTTGTGGAGAATTTTCTGTTTCTAACATATACGACTCTTTAAGTCTTTTTAGACCCAAAGAATCAAAAAGTTGATCTCGTGAGTAGTCAATGTCTATTCCGCAATAATTCATTTGTTATCCAAAGCAAAAGGCCCACTATTTAGGCGGGCCGTGAAAGAATTTCGATAATTTGTGTAAATGGTTCCCGTTCAAATGGAATTCCAATTTTGCGGCAAAACTCCTCAAGTTCTGAATCTGCCACATTGGAAACGAATAATTGTGGCTTCAACATATTGACTAGGGTAATTCCGTCCAAGTCGGTTGAAACCTCACATTCTGGGCCCACAACAATATAGCCCGCTCTGCTATACTTAAAGTTCGTACAGAGAACTGGTTTATTTTGCGGGTTCCAGTTTTGGTTGATTAAAAAGTCGCTTATTTTCTCACCTCGTGTAAAATCTGTTCTGTTCTCGTTCCGACCTCTATAATTTTGTCGGCCATTTTATCCAGAATCTTAACATTGTTTTCTTGTGAGTGGGCCTGATCATTCAGCAAATTAATTGCCTCAACCTGTCTGGCCTCAATGGTTCTAGGAAAGTAAATTAGTGGGGCTCCGTTAATGTCAGCCCGTGCCAATATTGATTTTATTTCTGCGATATCTTGTTGCATGTTCTTCAGAGGATCAGACACATTTGACTTCCTATCGCCCTTTACCTTATTTATGACAAAGTCGATCAGTTTTTCCAGTGTCTTGGCTAGAATAACAGCAAGTCCTACCAAGCCAACTGTTTCATTCATTTTTACCCTAACTTTGCAAGAAGTGCTCTCTCTTTTTCTTCTTTTTTTGTTGCGTTTTTCATGACGGCCAGTAAAGATTGGCCCTGTTTTACCACACTAATAGTCAGGTAGACGGTTTTTCCGGTTTTAGAAATGCCAGTAACACGAAAACAATTGATATGATTAGCACGACCATTACGGAATTTTAAAAATCCCAGATTGTGCCTATCTCTTAGGGAGGCTGGTATCAACAGATTAATACTTTGCCCCACCAACTCGTTAAGATTGTACCCAAATGTTTCTTGAGCCAATTCGTTGGCATCAATTATCGTTCCGTCATTATTAACTAATAGTGTTGGTGATGAGATTCGAATTTCTTCTGTCATATTTCTACCTAATTGCCCTCATAATTTTGGTAGAGATCCAACTCTATACCTGCTTCTTGGAATTTTTGTTTGCTCATTTCAAAACTCTCTAACCATCTTGGTTCTGCTGAGATGTAGGAAACTACCCTCTTAATGCCAGATTGGATGATAAGATTAGAGCAGTTATGACATGGCATAAAAGGATATGTATATATCGTGCAGTTATGTAAATCACGTTTTGCAAAAAGTATGGCGTTTATTTCTGCGTGTATGATTATGGAAAGTTTGTCTTCTCTATTATTTAGACGCTCATTATCCTCAATTCCCGCCGGAAATCCGTTAAACCCCAGTGATATGATATTATTGCCGCTTGAAATTACTGAGCCAACTTTTGTGGACGGATCCTTTGACCAGGTACTTATATGGGCCGCCAAATCCAAAAACCGCTTATCCCACTTAGAAGGTGTTTTCAAAGTCATTAATCTTATCCTGATGCCTGAGTATTTCCTCGGCCTTGTCAGACCCAAATATCACGTTTTCGGCCACAAATTCTAGGGCCTCTTTATAGGTTTCAATGTGACCCTCCACCTCGACTGTACGCCCTTTTGTGATATAAGTGGCCACCTGATCTACTAATTTCTGATCAAATATTTTGAAATCCACATAGATGGTTTTGCCCTTATCGTGTACTGCCACCCCTAATTTTACAAAGGAGAGGTCTTTTTGGCGGTCATAAACCACTTTCTTTGGATCGTGCGTAACTCTTCCCGTGACTATTACTTTATTCACGCTTTTTCCTTTGAGACGTATAAAAGTTCAGGACATCAAGCATTGAGTTTGGTGTCAATTTTTCTTTAGTTTGATCGTCAACCACAAGTGGAACTGAATTGGTGCCCGTATTATAGGCCGCAAACCTCTCTGGGTCAATATCAATATCCACAAATTCTATATGGGCATCTTTACCAAATTTCCAGCCGGATTGTTCGGCCCATTGTTGCTGCCCCTTGATATTTACGCATGGACCGCACCAAGTTGCCCCAAATACTAGAATGTGTGTTCTCTCCTCTTTCTTTTTTTCAACCATTTCGGTGAGTTCAGAAAATTTGGAAAAGGCCGCACTTATTCGTTTTTTGGGGCCCGATATATCTAGTCCGTCAAATTTACCGGCCAAACACTGTCCAGTTATAATAGTTATGGCTAAAAAGAAGTTAATCATAATTCGCCACATATTATTTCCTAGAGTGCTAGTTTGTCAAAATTTGGCTTGGTGGCCTGATTACAGAGCCCCTCAATTTCCTCATCATCACAATTGCAAAGGAATTTGGTAAAACTTTCTCGGAGAGCCTCACGGCTTTCAGGATTTGACTTTTCACCCCTATTTTTAAGGGTTTCCTTGATGGCTTTGGTGAGGGCCATCTTGGTGTTCATGTCGCCGGATTTGATTCGTTGGGCGGCTTGTTGGGGAGTGACCTTGTTTAGACAGCCAGATAAAATAGGTCCAAGGGCACTCAAAATAGAAATTATAATCATCGGATCAAAAGAATATACTCTAGTTGTTGGCCCAATTTGTTCTAGGGCTTTGAGCTTAAATTCTTTATGGTTGAAGTTGGACATTTTGTTTCTTTCGTTGCGATAATTCGCTTCTGCTTAATGTTAATATTTCTTCTGGAGTAAAAGATTGAAGAAATTCTGATTTAAATCTTGATTTTAATGAGCTTCGTGAAACTGTGCATCTCGGATCTTCAGACCATTGTGCAATAGTTTTTGTTTCTTCAAAAGCTGTGATAAATACACTATTTCGTTTATTATTTGCCTGCTCATTCATAGTTATCCACGTGCAATTTTGTGGACAGTAATTGCCGTTTACGTCAATCCTCTCTATTGTTAAATGTTCTTCGTATCCATTATTTATAGCCCATTCAACAAATTTTCTATCGTCATTTAGCCATTCTTTGCATATAGCTATTCCTCTGCCGCCATAGCTTTTATAATCCTTATTATTTTGATTGAAACATCTATTAAACATTGATCCAAATTTATTACACAGTTTACAATTTTCTCCAGTACGTCTTCTTCTTGTCAAGCATATGGACTTGTATGACACATCGAACTCTTTTGCTAATGATAATCTTTCAGATATAGATTTAGCATCAATTATTCGTTGTATATCTTCTTTTGTGTAACACTTGCGTGGTCGTTTAGTTAAACCTAGTACATTACACCTTGAATCTATAGCTCTAGAAGTTCTTCCAATGCACTTGGCAATATCGGCATAAGACATGGAAGTGTAATTTGCTCTTATGAAGGCGTCTTCTTCCTTAGAATATTTATTATCTCTACTTAAATTCAGATGGGCTATTCTACGTTCAAGTGATGAAATTGTTATTTGTAAATTTGTAGCTATTTCTTTGTTAGTAATCACACCATGATTTTTAATAATGTATTTATCTTCATATTCTGTAAATATTAGAGGTCGTTCTAATTTTAGATGATCAATTTTACAAGCTATTGCAGCAATTGTTCTATTCAATTTTATTGATATTTCAGAATATGACATTGTACAAAAATTTTCTTTTATGAAATTGCACTCTTCTTCTGTCCACTTTCTTCTCATAATAGTAAATTTTCGAACTGAACCTTTCGTTTTTTATATCCATTGAAAGAACTTATCGAGTAGGAATCTCCCTGTCTCAACATTCTATCAACTATTTCCCAGTCAACTGGCATCATACCACCTGGTAAATCCGGGCAAAATTCGGGCACGTTTCCGCTGATCCAATTTGGGCCCCAAGATGTATTGTCTACTATGAACGACTTTCTTTTGGAGTAGTCATCACAACCAACTAGTAACATTGCATGTGCCCAGCTAGGGCCTCTTATCGCAAACCCCGTCCGGTCACGATAATCTTTGAATCCGACATCACTACAAACAATGACTGGGTATCCATTTGCAATTGCCGATCTTGCTTCTTCTGCTGAATCACAGAGGTTGTAAGATTGTATTGTGTGATCTCTTGAGTATTCTTCAAGTTCTCTTGGTGGACCCCTCATTCCCCAATCTTTTGCACGTTTTCCGCTATATTGTGTTAGATCAATGCTTCCATATACCTTGCGCAATAAAGAGCCGTATTTTTGAATATAGGAAGCACCCCAGACTCCAACACAACCATCTTGCGACCCTAAAGAATTTCGGCCCTCATATACTCGTGCCCCTCCGTAGATATCCTCTGATGACACATCCCCTGCATATATCTCTTTTTCGCCATGAACAATCTCAGTGGCCATTAATAGCATGAGACCTCTGGCAAAGGCATGAGAAACACAATTATGTACTGCAAAACCATCACAAATGAATGAATGATCATCCTCTACCTCAATACAATATACCCTATCTCTTTCGGGCTTTTCTTCAGAAATATCATATACAGTTGCGTCAGACAGTCCATTATCAAACAAAAATATTGGTTTGTTCAGTAGACCGCCACATTGTTCAAATAAGTAATTGTTAATTGATGTTAGAAATTTGTGATCTGGCGTAGCCGCAATACTAGAATATCCAGCATAAATTCTTTTCATTTTGCCAGAAAATG